TGATGATTTTAATTCCAAATCTTTTTAACATAAATCTATTGACATCCACAAAGTTTGGTTGACTCCAGAGGTACCATCGTGACCAGAAACCAGCCCCACCAATACCACTCAATTTCCAATCCTCCTTGTCGCTTCTATCGATATTACGCATCATTCTGTGTATCATTGCTGGATTACGTTCAGCCACTATACGCTTGGGGATTTGTCCACCATGTCTAAGGACATATGAGCGCATACGTGAAGGATTCTTGTGTTTGGTGTAGTCTGAATACCCACTTGCACCAAAGTCAACAGTCCTGCCGTCTTCTAAAATTGCCCTGAACTTCTTTGTAGTGTTTGGGCTACGAATAATTTTGACGCGCATACTTACAATCTACAACTACTTTAATTTCGGCAGGCACCACAGTAGCCCTCCTTCTTGGGGAGGAAGAAGAGGTGTTCCTCGCCACGCTTCACGCGGTACATGTGGTCATACATGTGGAGGAGAGCAATCGCGAAGACCGCAGTCGATACGACAGCCTTGTTCATCTTACGCACCGTGAACGCATAGTATGCAATCATCGCCGCGATGGTCAACTGAACAAGAGTCATCGTTGGCATACGAGCCTTGGGTATCAAAAAGCGTTCTTCCAATTGTGGGGTGTCCTTGGTAGGTTCTGGGGTGAATCGTTCCATCTTCGCGCCGTAACCTGGCATTTTTATTTTATACTGAGAAATTAATGTGGCGTGTCCTGTTGTTACCAGTCGTTCTGGTTCTTCATGATTATCTCAAATCCCCAATAGATAGATTATACTTTCAAAAGCCACTACGACCTCTCGTGGGTATGAGGAATACCCTCATCGACCTTATATACCATAAACTTGATTATGATATCTTGGATTACCCAAATCTTTGGTTTGTCAAGGCAAACTACACTAAGATTCTCTATGAATTTGAGAAGGGGGTCAGTACAGCTAAGAAGCACTACTTTCACACACTTGACCCGTGGTTCAAGACAAATGATAAGTATTACTACTATAATGTCAAGGACTTCCCAGAAATTCAAAAAATAATTGACCAGATTCCATGTGTTGATAAAGAGACTGCAAAGTTCGCCGTGATGGACGCACCTATGAGTATACCAGCACATCGAGCTGAAAGTAATATGATGTTGAGATACCATCTTACGATAAAGAGTGGTCGTGATTGTGTGTTGTACACCGAATATGAGGCACATAGACATCAATCTGGACACGAGTTTTTATTTGACCACTCGAGATTCCACCGAGTCACGAAGCGCGGATTTCAAAAACGAGTGGTTCTTATTTTGGACATCCACCGTTTCTATTAGGTGTTGACGACACACAGCTTTGTACATATCCGTACCACCCACCAATTCAAGTGCATCACTCTTGACGATTCTTTTCGTGAATGGTCCAGGTGTTCCATTGCAGCAGTCCATACAGAGGGCGGAGAGCTTCACGACATCACTCGCCATTGGAATGCAATCTAAGATTTCCCCAAACTTCTTTTGTTGATAGTCTCCATCAAGACCCGCAATAATCACCGATTTGTTAAGAAAGAGACACATCTCCACAAACTCTTTGAGGTTTGTGAAGAACTGGGCTTCGTCAATGGCTACAATTTCAGCACTGCAAAATGCCTCATTGATAATACAATGGGAAATGTGTTTAACTTTGAGACATGGAAATTGAACACCATCGTGTGTCCTTAAGACTTCCTCAGGGGAGCGAGTATCTTTTGAGGAGTTGATGACCACAATCTTCTTACCTATGACTTTGTATCTCTTAAGTCGTCTGATGAGTTCAGAAGTTTTACCAGAAAACATATTTCCCATAATAATTGTGAGACCCATCTCAACTTTCTATAAAATAATCTTTCTTTTTTATAATGGTTGATATACAGCGAGCGTATTTCAATGGGCACAGGGGGTGGATGTCCGCTAAGACTGGTAGAGTTCGCTTTGGTAACACAATTTACTCAAATATTTTCGAAGCAATCAAACATCTGAGTCAAAAATAACCAGCGAAGTACATTTTTATTAAAACCGCACTGGACATCAAACTTAATACAGTTCCAACTAAACAACAATTACACACATTATTTTTACAGACCTCCTCGGGTAGAAGAGCTTCTTGACGACCCCATTCCATTAATTTAATTCTACATAATAATTAAGATGCCTCTCACAGATCAGGAGATTTCCAAAAAAGTTAGGGAGTTGCGCAAAACGAGGGGTCTCATATATGCTCCCCTCAAGTACTTCAGGGGTCTCAAGACCCTCAAAAATGTGGAGACCCGCTACATAAAGATGCTCAAGAGAGACTATACCACATTTAAAACTGATAAGGGTGTAAAGACCCGCACATCCTCATATACCCAAAGATTCCGCAAGAAGTATCCCAAGGCCAAGTCCCTCCCAGAGATAGCGAAAGCTACAAAGATACCTCTAAAGACACTGGAGACTGTATACAACCGCGGTCTCGCTGCGTGGAGAACTGGACACCGCCCAGGCGCCTCACCCCAAGCCTGGGGCTACGCGAGAGTTCATAGTTATGTAATGAAAGGGAAGACATATCGTACAGCTGATGCTAATCTTCACTCGTAGATATTAACATCTTTCTGACTTCTTCATAAACAACTGTGAGGAGGGCAGCTTTATAGGCAAGAAAACCCATAAGAGTTGCCCCATAGTCAAAATCAAAACCAAATGGGGCATTGTTCCACATTGTTTCAAAAACGGCGGTACCTACGGGAACCAACAACTGTTTTTGAAATGGTGAATAATTTTCAATGTTATCCACATTTCGAGTTAGGAGACCAATATAGGCGAGGGATGAAACTACACCCAGTGTAGCAGATACACCTTCCTCCGCTCCATATGCGATGAAATAACTGGATGTAAGTGCTGTACCATATCCCAACGTTGTTCGGTTAATTTTAGTTTTAAGTTTTTCATAGTCCGATTTGGGAGTAATGTGATTGTGGGTAGCTCGGATGAGACTCATTAATCATCACTTGTGTCAAACCTTTATAAAGATTACAAACCCGAGTACACTATAAATGAGCCTTCGTGTGAAGAAACTCTCCTATGATGCTATTATTCCAACTCGTGGTTCTGGCGGTGCTGTTGGGTATGATATTTACAGTACTGATGAGGTTTGTATACCTCCTGCACATCGTGCTCTTGTTGGATCGGGTGTAGCCATTGTTCTACCAGCGGGGTGTTATGGTCGTGTCGCACCTCGCTCGGGTCTCGCAGTGAAACATGGTATCCAAGTTGGGGCGGGTGTCATTGACCCAGATTATACGGGTGAAGTCAAGGTTGTTCTTTTCAATCACGGACACGCCGATTTTCAGGTAAACAAAGGTGATCGTATCGCACAACTTGTTCTTGAGAAATGCGATACACCAGAAGTTGTGGAAATTGGTCTCCTCGAGGAGACCGAGAGAGGTTCGGGTGGATTTGGTTCTACAGGAAATTAAAGATAATATGGTAATCTTTCTTAATGGAAAGTGTTTTCAAAGTTTTTGCAACAGAGTTATATAGATCTGGTAATCATATTGGATATAATGTAAAGTTCAAACATATTAATCCTATATGTAAAAAATGGTCTAAAAATCGGAATCCTGACATGGAGCGTGTCACCGAAATGTATGAGTATTATAAAGCTGGAGGATATATTCCAAGATTTATACATCTCGCAGAACTCGAGGGGGAAGGAATTGTTTGCTACGATGGAAATCATCGCCGCGAGTTATTAAAATTAATTGATAATGGTGAAATCGAGTGTATAGTTGATGTGTTATTTAACGCTTCAAGACAAGATGTACATGAAGCATTTTCAAGTGTTAATAGAGCCGTCGATGTACCAGAAATATATTTGGATGACATATCTAATATCAAAGATGAAGTCTTGGAATTAGTAAAAAAATATGAGACTAAATATAAACAATTCACATCTAAAACGTCGCGATGCCGTTCACCAAATTTCAATCGAGATGTATTTACAGATAATATCACAAAAATATATAAATACTTTAATGGCTCCAAAACTATAAATGAAATTGAAGATCTTTTAGAAAAGTTGAACAGAGAATATGCAAATGGAAAAATATGTAGACCACATTCTAAGTATGCGTCCTCAGCTGTAGACAAATGTAAAAAATTTGGTTTATGGTTATTTTTAGAACGAGAAGTATCTCCAGAACATATAGAAAAGATTTCAAATAAGAAGAAATTTGGTATATTTTAGTAACCATTGTACCACAAATCTTCCGCCACAGGCATAAATAAAATACCTTTTCGCATCGCCATCCACAATTTCGCATGATCAATATTTGGATAGGACCACAACATCCACCTTTCCCAATATTCGGTTGAATACCAATCGTCCCAATCCTCGTGTGTACTGTGATCAATCATGAGCATACCCCGGTGGATTTCGTGTATGTCCGTCTCCAGTCGTAGCGTCTCTGGAACAATAGCACCCTTCTCGATGAGGTGTGTGCGCATGCGTTGAGAATCGCGGTGATCTGTGTAATCCTCAACACCAACCTGTCCAAAGTTAATGCTTCTCTTATTGGGAAGAATTACCCGGTACTTATGAGCTGGGCATAGACTTGGGCTGAGTACAACGCGCATTATATTGTACCTCATCAATAATTTTAGTTCTTCTTTGCGCGTTTAATAATAACAAACTCGAGATCCCCCTTTTTCACATTACCACGGGTCATTGGATTTTTGAACAATACCATATTACCATTTGCGTTGAGAGCACTTGTCATAGACATCCGCGCCAATTTACGGAAAGAGTTTGGTGTGAGATACAGTTTGTTAATTTTCACAACCTTTTCACCAGATTCAATATTGTTGGTGCTGATTGGATCTCTTGGAAAGTTTTTCACCTTCATATTTTTCCAAGGAATCTTATTTGATGTATTATTTTGATTCGCATTCTTTTTTATTTGTTTTATGTTTTGTATGTAGTTGGACGTATTTGGTCTGTTATTGTTGTTGGCAAAGTTAAGACGACGGCCACCATTTACCATAAACGTCATCCGCGCTCTTCGCATACGGCGAAGGGCATTGGGATCTATTCTTCGTGGCCTGGCCTGACCCACATTATTTTCATTTGTGTTTGAGTTTGTATTAATGAGTCGCAACTCGCGGGCTCTATTGTAGTTATTTGTGTTGTAGTTTGAATTATTCATTCGCACCATATTATCATTCGCTGGATCTCGCATCTTGTAGTTTATAAAGATTTAAATTGATACATGCTTATGAAGACATATACGTCCCTTGATGGTATTCAAATCAAAGTGGGTGAAAATGCTAAAGACAATGACGAACTAACAATGTCAAGTTACCCCAAAGAGTGGTGGATGCATGCAGCTGGATGCCCAGGGTCGCATGTGATTATATGCCACGAGGGGGATACCATTCCCAAAGAAACGAAGAGAGATGCGGCAGTTCTCGCGATACATCACAGCAAAGCCCCAAAGACGAAGATGTCGCTCGTTGATATGGTTCGTGTGGAACAAATACATAAATACGCAAACTCTAATCATGGTCAAGTACAACTCATTGGCGACTATATGACGTTTACAATTTTTATGAATAAGGAGAGACCAAGGTTGGAGAGACTCATGAGTTTAAAAGTAAAATGAGTGTTTTGACTAAGATGAATCTGTACAAAAAAGAATTGATTATGAATCACATCAAACTTGTGTATAAAATTTCAAATAAAGTATACTATACATCATATCCACGACAAAGGGGTATATTGACACATGGAGACATTGTGAGTGTTGGTATGCATGGGCTTGTTCGCGCGGTACAAAAATTTGAACCCACCCGAGGATACAAATTTACGACATATGCATATCCATGGATTTATTGGAGTTGTAAAAATTGTTTGAGTAGAACAACTACATATGACGAACTTCAGTTCTATGATATTCCGTCATACTACGACACAGAACCCGATATTCTCTATGGATTGGATGATGTGAGTCAATATATTCTTGAAAGTTATTATGGTAAATATTTGACATTAAAAGATTTATCAAAAGAATTGGGAGTCAGTGTAAATACAGTAATCGCGTGGCGAGACAAGGCACTCCTTACAATCAATTAAAGATGTGACGCACATCTATTACAAATGTCTCTCAAAGAAACAGAAGAAGTCACATCCCGTGAGAGTCCAGATGCGATGGACAAGCGCCTGTTTAAAGCCAAGTTGGCTGCGATGGAAAAGGCTATGAAAGGCGAAAAGATCCGCTACAAGTCCAAAC